TCCTCGTACATGATGAATCGGGTAAGTGGGAGCGCCCCAACAACATCCTCAACAACTGGAGGGTTACGAAAACCACATTAAGACTTGGTAGTAGAATAGTTGGTAAATGTATGATGGGCTCAACATCTAACTCGTTAGATAAAGGTGGTGATAACTTTAAAAAATTATACTATGATTCCGATGTTACAAAAAGAAACGCCAATGGACAGACTCGCTCGGGACTATATAGTTTGTTCATACCTATGGAATGGAACTACGAAGGATACATTGATACTTATGGCTTACCTGTATTCGATACACCAAAGTCAAAAACAATTGGTCCAGACGGATACAATATAGATTTAGGTGTAATTGATTATTGGCAAAATGAAGTTGATGGTTTAAAGCAAGATCAAGACGCTTTAAACGAATTTTATAGACAGTTTCCTCGTACAGAAAAACATGCGTTTAGAGACGAAACAAAAGCTTCATTGTTTAATTTAACAAAATTATACGAGCAAATAGATTATAATGAAGGCGTGCTATCTCTTAATCCGTTAGTTACTACTGGTAGTTTTCAATGGGAAAACGGAATAAAAGATACTAATGTTATATTTATGCCTAACAAAAATGGTAGATTTAAAGTTAGCTGGGTTCCAAACAGATCTATACAGAATAATATTATTTTAAAAAACAATATTAAATATCCTGGCAACGAGCACATTGGAGCATTTGGATGCGACAGTTATGATATATCAGGAACAGTAGATAAAAAAGGATCTAAAGGAGCTTTGCATGGATTAACAAAGTTTAGCATGGAAGATGCTCCACCAAATCATTTCTTTTTAGAATATGTTGCTAGACCACAAACAGCAGATATGTTTTTTGAAGACGTGTTAATGGCTTTAGTTTTTTACGGTATGCCATTATTAGCAGAAAATAATAAACCAAGATTACTTTATTATTTAAAAAGAAGAGGTTATAGAGGTTACTCTATGAACAGACCTGATAAGGTTTGGAATAAATTATCTAGCGCGGAAAAAGAAATAGGTGGTATACCAAACTCTAGCGAAGATATAAAGCAAGCTCATGCTGCTGCAATTGAGATGTATATTGAAAACCATGTAGGCCTTGGACAAGACGGATATGGCGACATGTATTTTCAACGAACTCTTGAAGATTGGGCTAAATTTAATATAAACAATAGAACTAAGTTTGACGCGGCAATTAGTTCGGGGTTAGCTATAATGGCTTGTAATAAAAATAAATACAAACCAGTTGCTGATTTTAAAAGACAGGTGGTACCTTTGGGCTTTAAAAAATACAGTAACTCTGGTTATACTTCAAAAATTATACAATAAATGAACGGTGTTGACACTAATTATCTAAGTGGCTTTCCTAGTCAGGTAGTACCTTTTGAGGAAAAGAACACATATGAATACGGCTTGAAAGTAGCTAGAGCTATTGAAAATGAATGGTTTAGTAATAATAGATATGGAAGCGGAAGCGTAAGATATGGATTATATAAAACTAATTATTCAGAATATCATAATAGAAGGCTTTATGCTAGAGGCGAGCAATCAATACAAAAATATAAAGATGAATTAGCTATTAACGGTGATTTGTCTTATTTAAACTTAGACTGGAAACCAGTTCCTATTATATCTAAGTTTGTTGATATAGTTGTTAATGGTTTAGCAGATAGAGATTATGAAATAAAAGCGTACTCTCAAGATCCTGATTCTCAGAAAAAAAGAACAGATTATGCTACAGCGTTAATGAGAGATATAGCTGCTAGAGATTATTTAAGAAAAGCTAAAGATATATTAGGTTTAGATTTATACTCTACAAACAATAAAGAAAATCTACCTGAAAACAAAGAAGAGCTATCTCTTCACATGCAGTTAAATTATAAGCAAAGCATCGAGATAGCTGAAGAAGAAGTTATATCAAATACATTAGCTAAAAATAAATTTGATCAAACAAAGAAAAGAATTTTACACGACTTAGTTGTGTTAGGTATTGGAGCTGTTAAAACTAATTTTAACACTTCAAACGGAATTACAGTAGAATATGTAGATCCTGCTGAATTAGTATACTCTTACACAAAGGATCCAAACTTTGAAGATTTATACTATGTTGGCGAGGTTAAAATGATAAGCATTGCTGAGTTAAAAAAACAGTTTCCTTATTTAACAAATGAGCAGCTTAAAAAAATAGAAAAATTTCCTGGTGAACAAAACTATTTAAGAAACTGGAACGAAGCTCCAGATGTAGTAGCTGTTATGTATTTTGAATATAAAACCTATATGGACCAAGTATTTAAAATTAAGAAGACTGATCAAGGCTTAGAAAAAGCTCTTGAAAAACCAGACACATTTAATCCAGAAGCAAACGATAACTTTGATAGAGTTTCAAGATCTATAGAGGTATTGTTTACAGGTGCTAAAGTTTTAGGTATAAATGAAATGATAGAGTGGAAATTATCACAAAACATGTCAAGACCTTTTGCTGATAGCACTAAAGTTAAAATGAATTATTCTATATGTGCTCCACGTATGTATCATGGTAGAATAGAATCTATAGTTAGTAGAATAACTGGATTTGCTGATATGATACAATTAACTCATTTAAAGCTTCAACAAGTTATATCACGTATGGTTCCAGACGGAGTTTACGTTGATGTAGATGGTTTAGCTGAAGTTGATTTAGGTAATGGTACAAACTATAATCCTCAAGAAGCATTAAACATGTATTTTCAAACAGGTAGTATAGTTGGTAGAAGCTTAACTCAAGATGGTGATCCTAACAGAGGTAAGGTACCTATTCAAGAACTTAGAACATCTAACGCTGGTTCTAAATTACAAAGTTTAATAAGCACGTATCAATATTATTTACAAATGATTAGAGACGTGACCGGTTTAAATGAGGCTAGAGACGCTAGTACTCCAGATCCAGACGCTTTAGTAGGTATACAAAAATTAGCTGCTTATAATTCTAATGTCGCTACTAGACATATACTACAAGCTGCTTTATATTTAGCCGTTAGAACAGCAGAAAATATTTCATTAAGAGTTAATGATTGTTTAGATCACGAGCTATTAACTCAATCTTTACAGTCATCTATTAGTACTTTTAACGTAGGAACACTAGATGAAATACAAAATTTAAATCTTCACGATTTTGGTATTTATTTAGAACTAGAACCTGATGAAGAAGAAAAAGCTATGCTAGAGCGTAGCATACAAATAGCTTTACAAAGTGGAGGTATTAATTTAGAAGATGCTATTGATATTAGAGAAATTAAAAATATTAAACTAGCAAATCAATTATTAAAACTAAAACGTAAACAAAAACAAGCTCAAGAGCAACAAAAGCAACAAGCTAATATACAAATGCAAGCTCAAGCAAACGCTCAAGCTGCTGAAAAAGCTGCTATGTCTGAAGTTCAAAAGCAAGAAGCAATGGCTCAAACACAGCTACAAATTGAACAAGGTAAGTCTCAATTTGAAATACAAAAGCTAGAAAAAGAAGCTCAAATTAAAAAAGAGTTAATGCAAATGAAATATCAGTTTGATATTAAGCTAGCTGAAATGGATATGTTAGCAAGGCAGGAAAAAGAAAAAGAAATAGAAGATCGTAAAGATCAAAGAACAAAAATTCAAGCTACACAACAATCAGAAATGATTTCACAAAGAAAAAATGACTCACAGCCTATTGACTTTGAAACAAATGAACAGTTGCCAGGCGGTTATGATTTAGATCAGTTTGTGTAGATTTTTTATTAATTTTATATTATTTTATTATGGCAAAAAACAAAGACACTGGATCTTTAAAGATCAAAAGTAAGTCTACTAAAAACAATGAACCTGTTAAAGTAGATTTAAGTAAAAAAACAGAAAAAGCAGTTGAACAAACTGTTGAAGCTAAAGTAGATTTAACACAAGAAAAACAAGAACAAGATGCCGTTCAAGAGCAAAGCACAAATGACAGCGATGCTGCTGTCGAACAACCCAAAGACAGTAGCGACAGCGAAAAAGTGGTTGAAGAAGTACGGGACACCGAAGAAAAACAAGTAGAAGAATTAACTCCATTAAAAGAAGTTACTGATGAACCTGTAGTTAAAACAGAGCCAGTAGCTAAACAAGAAAGACTTTTACCTGAAAATATAGAAAAGCTTGTAAGTTTTATGGAGGAAACAAACGGTACTATTGAAGATTTTGTTAGATTAAATGCAGATTATTCAACTGTTGATACAAACGTGTTATTAAAAGAATACTACAAACAAAGTAAACCACATCTTAATGATGAGGAAATAAAATTTATCATGGAAGAAAACTTTGACTATGATGAAGATGTTGATGATGAGCGAGACATCAAAAGAAAAAAACTTGCTTACAAAGAAGAGGTTGCTAAAGCCAAAAACTTTTTAGATGATCTTAAAAACAAGTATTACGATCAGGTTAGATTAAGACCTGGTGTTACTGAGGAACAACAAAAAGCTATTGACTTTTTTAATCGCTACAAAAAAAATCAGGAAGTTGCTTTACAACAACATGAGGATTTTAAACAAAAAACATCTAGTTTATTTACCGAAGAATTCAAAGGTTTTGATTTCGAAGTTGGTGAAAAAAAATTTAGATATGGTGTTAAAAACCCTAATGAAGTTGCAAAGAATCAGAGTAATTTACAAGACTTTGTTCAAAGGTTTTTGGACGATAAGGGCAATGTTAAAGATACTCAAGGTTATCATAAAGCAATCTTTGCTGCTAGAAACGCGGATAAAATCGCGCATCATTTTTATGAGCAAGGTAAAGCCGATGCTGTTAAGGATGTTGTTAATAAATCAAAGAATATATCAACGGAGGCTCGTACGTCTCCAAGTGGCGATGTATTTGTTGGTGGCGTAAAGGTTCGTGCGATTAGTGGCTCTGATACTAGTAAATTGAAAATTAAAAAACGATAATTTAAAAACAATTAATTATGCCCTTAAATCCCTTATTTGGTACGTTAAACCCGTCGCAGGTCCAACAGATCACGTCGGATAACTACCTTAGTTTTACAGATGGTACTAATGACTTTGCTCAGCAGTACCTACCTGAAATTTATGAAGCTGAAGTAGAGAGATATGGAAATAGAACTCTAGGCGGCTTTATTAGAATGGTCGGCGCTGAAATGCCGATGACTTCTGACCAAGTAGTTTGGTCTGAACAAAATAGATTACATATATCTTACGATACTGTGCTAGCATTACTTGCGCCAGGAAACGTCTTAGATTTATTTGTTAATCCAACAGCAGGACTTACAAACGTTATTACTCCAGGTATGACTGTAGTAATTATGCCTAAGTCTGGTGGTGATGCTATCAAAGCTTATGTTGCTGATTCTGGTATTGTTCCTGGATCTGGAGTAGCAGTTAATCAAATTCAAGTATTCCCTTACCGTGAAACTGCTCCTGGTGTTGCAACAATTCCTGCTGACGCTTTAGGATATAAAGTATTCGTTTATGGTTCTGAATATCCAAAAGGAAGTTCAGGAGTATTAGAAAACGTTGAGCCTTCTTTTACTCAGTTCTCTAACAAACCAGTTATTATTAGAGATAGATACACTGTATCTGGATCTGATACTGCACAAATTGGTTGGGTTGAAGTAACTACAGAAGATGGTGCGACTGGATACTTATGGTATTTAAAAGCTGAATCAGAAACTAGATTAAGATTCGAAGATTACTTAGAAATGGTTATGGTTGAAGGTGAACAAGCACAGGTTGATGCTGGTGTACCTAACTTATTCCATACTCAAGCAGTTGGTGGTATTACTGACTTCAATGGTGATAACGCTGCTTTACTAGGTACTGAAGGTTTATTTGCTGCCATTGAAAACAGAGGTAATGTATTCTCTGCTTTTGCTGGTTCATTAGCTGACTTCGACTTTATTCTTGCAAACTTAGATTCGCAAGGAGCTATTGAAGAAAACATGTTATTCTTAGATAGAGACTCTAACTTAAATGTTGATGACGCGTTAGCTGCTGTAAATGCACCTAACCCAGGTATGTCATCTTTTGGTGTATTTGAAAACTCAGAAGATATGGCGTTAAATTTAGGTTTCAACGGATTTAGAAGAGGTTCTTATGACTTCTATA